GGGTTAGCGGGTGAGGTTCGGCCAGCGGGCCGCGAGGGCGCGCATCCGCAGGTCGAGGAGGTCCGCGCCGGTGTGGGCGGGTTCAGGGGCAGGGGCGCGGAGGTCCGTGGGGGAACCGATCAGGTCGAGCACGTGGCGCAGTTCGGTCGGTGCTCGGCGCGTGCTTCGACGGCTCGCCGGTCACCGCGGTGGGCCAGGGCGGAGGCGACGGACCGCACTCCGGCGTCGGTGTCTTCGTAGGCCGGGAAAGTGACCGCTGACACCTCTAGGAGCCGGACCCGGTTGATGGTGCGGACCTCGACCTCGGCGGTGTGCCCGTCGCTGGTTTCGACGTCTTCGGTGGCCCAGGTGTCGTCCTCGACGTAGAACCCGAAGCTCATCCCCGAAATGTTGCCGTTGCGGAGGTTCGCCATGAGGTCGCCCACGTAGGACAGCGCCGGGTCGAGGGCGGAGTCGGTGAGGAGCCCGGCCCCGTCCTGGGCAAGGTGGAGGGTGCCCGCGCTGACCCGCGACACCACGTAGTAGGGGTCGTGGTCGATGAGCATGCGCTGGTCGTCGCGGCCCAGGGTGTCCGTGAACGCCCCGGCCGCAATCTGTTCGTAGAAACCCCAGGTCAAGGGGTTCCCGATGGCGGCCCTGGTGTTAAACTTCGCGGCGTACCCCCGGAACCGGGGCACCCCCTGGTCGTCGTCGCGGGCGGTGTGGACCTCCGCCCCGGCGTCCGTCAAGCCCAGCCGGCGGCGTTCCACGGTGGAGACCGTGAGGGTCACTCCTGTTCCTCCTCTTCGTCGTCGGCGGGCGGGTCCTGGTCGGGGAGCCGCTGCTGGCCACCGGTGTTCACCGTCTGGGTGCCGAGGGGCACGTAGTTCATGGGCTGGAGGTAGATGTCGCCGCCCTCGCCCTCGATGGCGCCGCGGTCTTCGAGCTCGCGGATGTCGTTCGCTGAGAAGGCGCCCACGTCGCGGAGGGTCCGGTAGAACTGGGCGCGGGCCATGGAGTCGCCGCGCATGAGCCCCTGCACGCTGTACTTGGCGTACAGGCCGTCAGGGGCGAGGATTTCGCGGGTGAGGCGGGCTTCGGTGGGGGCGAGCCACGCCGGGTTCAGGTCGTATTGGACCCATCCGAGGGCCTGTTGTTCGAGGCCGGTTCCCCACGATGTGCTCTTACTGGTTTCGAACAGCAGAAACGGCGGGACACCGAAGTACCGCGCCATTTCGTAGATCTGGAATTGTCGGGATTCGATGAATTGGGCGTCGCGGCTGGGCATGCTGACCGGCTGGAACTTGGCTCCGCTGTCGAGAATGGCAACCTCATGCGCGTTGCGGTTACCCGAACCGATTTTCTCGCGCCACGACTGGAGAATCCCCGACATCAGCGACCCGGACCCGAACAGCTTCGCCCCGTACTCTTCTGCGGCGAGCCCCATCCCGATCGCCTCAGACGCGGCCCGGATGGGCGATACCCCGCACACCGTGTCGTAGCCCAGGCCGGGCAGGTGCAGGATCTCCCGGGGGGTCAGCGCGTGCTCCTCCCCCCAGTCGTCCAGCACCCGGAAAACCTTCCCGGATCGGTTCACCTGGTCGGGTTGGACCTTCCCCACCTGCACCCGGTCGGGCATGATCGGCCACAGCTCCCGGATCTGCCCGGCCCGGTCCCGCACCTTTTGGAGGTAGGCGTTCCCCCACAGGTTGCGGTGCACGAAGGACAGGCGGAGAACTTCCAGCAGTGTCATGTCCGGGTGCGGCTCTTCCAGGAGCCGGTGCTCCGCCACCTCCCGGGTGCCTTTCCGGTAGGCGTGGAGTGGCAGGCTGGCGGGGACGTTCGAGTTCACCGCGACCGCCCGGTACACCGCCGACATGCGCAGAGCCGACCGTTCGGACACGTCCACACCGGACCGGGACGGGGTGCCGCCCAGCAGCTCCAACAGGCTGGTGTCGGTGAGCGGCCGGCCCGGGTTCTCCAGTGACCGGCGGGTGAACCCGTCGAACAGGGTCACCGCCGATCACCAGACCGGAACGCGGCGACAGCGGCGGTGAGCGCTCGTAGGCCGCGTTCGAACCCGGTGGGCGGGGCGGGTTTGCCCGCGCGGGCGGCGGCGGCCTGGCGGGTGCGGGCTTGGCGGACCTCGGCGGCCACGACCAGGAGGACGCCGACCACGAGGAGAGGCAAAGGCTCCCACACCCACCAGGAGAACCCGGCGATCAGGGCGAACCCGATCATCTGGAGCACGTTGTTCACAGGCCGCAGCCTCCTTCACCACAGGTTGGGGGGTTCGTCCAGGACGGGCACCTCGGCCAGCACCCACACGCCCATGCACATCGCCACACACGCGTCGATGTGCCGCTTGCTCTTGCCCTTCCGCAACGTGAACCCGCCCCGCTCCTGCGGGTAAGCGACCGCGGCCTTCACCGCGTTGGTCAACTCGGGGTCGCCGTCATGAACGATCTGGCCGGCGAGGATGCGTTCGTAGGTGAGGCCCACCGCTGGGGCCATGCGTTGCGGGGACTGGTCGAACTGGATGGCCAGCACGCCGTGGTCTTCGAGCATCCGGGCGGGGACCTCGAAGAAGCGGGGGTCGTAGACGACGCCGCGGAACTCGGGGCCGCGTGCTTCCTGGAGGATGTAGTCCCAGACGGCTTCGTGGTCGATGCGGCCCCGGGCGTCGGCCTTCCACACGCGCGCGCTGGCCGCGAACCGGCCGTCCGGCAGCTCTTCGATCCGGTCGACCGCAACGGAGTCATGCCGGAGCGCCATGTCGACGGACAAGACGAACGGGTTGGCCTCGTCGCGTTCCCATTGGCCCTTGCAGGAGTCCCACGCGGCGGGGTGGTCTTTCAACCACGACTCGGACGCGACGTCCACCCACCGATTCGCGTAGTACCTGATCCACTCGTGCTTCTGCACACCCGGCTGGTCGTAGCGGCGCACCCGCCCAGCCACGTCCCACAGCACATCCGCAGCAGTCGACGCAGCCCGGACCGCGATCTCCCTATCCTTGGGGTCGTCGTAGTCGAGCCCGTCCGGGGCTTCCTGCCAGTCCATGAGGAACTGGGGGTCCAGGTACGGGTCGTGCTCCACGCGTTTGCCGTGCTTGTACAGGGCGCCCAGCAGGCTGCGGTCGACGTCGAACCCCGCCGTGGACAAGTTGATCTCCCGGCCGAACTGCCGTTTCTGTAACCCGTTGGAGATCACCAGGTGAGCGCGGGCCTTTCGAAGACCCCACATCACCCAGCTCGTGAACCTCGTCCGCGATCAGCGTCGTCGGCAACCCGCCGTCGTTCGAACCCGCGACAGCAGCCACCCGGTACATGCGGCCCGGCCGGCCGTCCTTGAACCGCACCTCGGAGTCGAAAACGTCGAAGAACCCGCACAGCGGGGCTTCCTTCACGGTGTCGTCCCGGCCGCCGAGCATGGTCGCTGCGGCGGAGAACAGGATGTCGGCCTGTTCGTAGCTGCTGGCCATGATGGGGACGTTCGGGGAGGGCGGGGCGATGCACGGCGGCCCGGCGAACTCCAGGCACCCCAACGCGGCGATGAGCGCGGTCTTCCCGTCGCCCTTGGCGGCGCCGCGCAGGGCTCGCCGGTACCGCCAGTACGGGGGGCGGGTGGTGTCCGTCCAGCACGCCGGGCAATACTCGTACCACCGGAACAGGAAGAGTTTCTGGTCGGTGCGGAGGCGGAACGGGCGCCCGTACCAGTCGCCTTCAGCGAAGATCAGGTTGTCGTGAATCCACCGGACCGCGATGGCGCCGTGGGTGGGCCACAGCTTGCCGGGGTCGGGTTGCCACCCGCATTTCTGGCAGGGGGGTTCAGCCGTCTGCGGTTTCTGCGCGGACGACGCGGAGCCGCGGGTCGTCGTCTTCGTCGTCGGGGGCAGTGCTGCCACCCCCGTACCTGGCGTTCATGTCCGCGAGCGACCGTTGTTCGGTGATGGCGGCCAGGCCGAGGGAGGCGGCGTTAAGCCCGCCGATACCGAGTTGCTTCTCGCAGTCCTGCACGGTGGTGAGGGCGTCCCGGGCGACCTTGTATAGGGGGTTGACCACCATTTGGCCTTGCGAGCCTTCTACGAGGGGTTGTTCGTCGGCTTGGGCGGTGGTGCGCAGGTACCGGTCCAACGCGTCTACCCACCGGAGGAGGACGACCTTCGCTGCCGGGGTGAGGAGCAGGGCGGGCCGGTCGTCCCAGAACCCGTCCCAGGCGTCGCGGGCAGCCGCGCAGACGTGGGCGGGGGCGTTGAACTGTTCGACTTGGCCGGTGGTGACGACGCTGACTCGTTGGCCGTTGCGTTTGTCGACAGTGGTGCCGGCGGTGCGTTTCGGGCGGGGCACGGACACCTCCCGATGATGGCCGGAACTCGGGGCAGGAACCCGCGATGGTGACGGATCGTCTCACCAGGCATGCCCACAGTTACGGACGATGGGGATGGCCCCGAAGAGCGTGCGACCACCGAGGAGGGAACGAAAGCACCCGAGGAAGTGACCCCGTACATGGTTTTCGACACGGTGGGAGAATCCTACAAATTCGCGGTGGATTACTGGTATGGCCGCAATCCGGGCACCTGGACATTCGCCACCGCCCAACCGTGGCACAGCTCGAAAGTCAAAAGGCTCGAACAATCGTTGGCTACGTCCAGCAGCCGCCCCACCGAAGAAAAACAGATCGCCGCACTCCTTAACGCCACAAGTGTGATGACAGAGATTGCACAAAACCTCCGCGACGACCTCACCGGTGCGAGGGCCGCTGAGCGGAAAGCGTTCGTCGTGGGCGTGCTCGGCGTGGTCGTCGCGGTCCTCGCCCTCATCCCACCCGTGGTCGAACTGCTCACTTGACCCCGGTCACCGTGGGTAGCCGAACCCCGGAAAAAACACGCTCCGTGGTACCACGAAGAGAAGCCAGGGAGGGCACGGGTCCCGAAGGCCCAGGTCAGCGACTTTTGATGCCGCCCCCGGGGGTCGTGGTGGTGTGGTCGCGGTGCGGCTGGTGCGGTGGTGTGGTGTGCGTGGTCGCCGGGGTGGTACTCGGGGTCCGTGTCGTGGTTCGCACGGTTGGTGTTCGTCGTGTTCGTGTTCGTGTTCGCGTATTGGGTGATCGGCCGGTACGGCTGCCCCTTGGGGGTGGGGGTGCCCCCTACCCCCTCCCCTCCTCC